GACGATCCCTTTGGTTACATGTATCAGCTTGCAGGATATGAAGCAGCAGAAGGTACAGACAAGGGTGGATTCCTCGCCATCAATAAAGAAACAGGAGAACTTGCTTTATTTAGGCCGGGAGACTTGACAAAACCCAATGTCAACACTAGAATAGATACTCTAAAAAATGTTTTAGAATCAGATACCCCTCCAGAAAAATGCTACACTCCTGTGCCTGAAGGTAAGAAAGGTAACTTACGTCTTGCTACTGGCTGTTCTTATTGTGGTTTTAAGAATGAGTGCTGGACAGACGCTAATAATGGTAGAGGATTAAGAGCATTCAAGTATTCTAATGGTGTTAAATACTTTACTAGAGTTACATCCACCCCCAACGTACAGGAACTTTTTATATTATGAACCCACAGATCTGTAAAAGAATCAGCAGACAAACAGATGTAGTTTTACTTGAGTGGCTAAAAACTCTTGTGTCTAAAGAAGAACAAACAAAAGTTAATATAAGTAACATACGTGATTTCATTCCTACTTCATCTTATTTCTATGTTGGAAGAACTCTCAGATTAAATTTCTATAGTCCTAAGTGGGTAAGAAAAACAATCAAGAAGCTTGTTAAGCTTGGAAGTGTAGTAGAGGAGATCAACTTGAAGGAACTAGAAAGAGCACTACCCCATCGCAACTAAGATAAAAAATGGATGGCGTAAAGCTAGAGTGCCTCGACCTAAGAAGTATCTTAAAGAAGATGGCAGTAAGTATGACTCTATCTGGGAGGCTGTGCTACATGAGTCAATCCTAAAAGATTGGGAACATCATGTGGATAAAGTTCCTTATGTTATAGAGCATAAGTATGAGCCTGACTTTGTTAGAGAAGTAGATGGTAAGAAGATACTACTTGAGTCTAAGGGTAGGTTCTGGGACTTTGCAGAGTACAACAAGTACATCTGGGTTAAGAAGATACTACCAAAAGACATTGAGTTAGTCTTTCTTTTCGCTAACCCTGCTGCTCCTATGCCCGGATCTAAGAGGCGTAAGGATGGTACTAAAAGATCTCATGCTGAATGGGCTGAAGCACACGACTTCAGATGGTACAGTGAAGACACAATCCCTGATCATTGGATTGATGCTAAGGCTAGAGAGTCTGATGAGTATAGAAAACGTAATGATAAACTAAAGGTTAAGATGCAATGAGTATTGATGACGCAACACCAGAGGATTGGAATGATCTAAAACTTAAAGAGTGGGGATGGAGAAGTAACAAAGGAGTAAAGACACTTGATAAGTACGATCTAGATGGGCCAGATCAACATCCCTTATTCCCCACAGCAGATCCAGAGAAAAGAATGACAGAAAGTTATAAGTTCAAGACTACTGATGATGAGGTCAATAGCCCTTCACACTACAAGAATCAAGGTGACATAGAATGTATTGATGCTATGGAGTCCATGCTTAGTAGAGAAGAGATCATAGGCTACCTCAGAGGTAACTCATTTAAATATCGTTGGCGTTGTAGAAATAAAGGCAGTGCTGTTATAGACTTAAAAAAGGCTGAGTGGTATGAGAAAAGACTGTTAGAATTACTTAAAGGTGAAGATAATGACAGACAGTTGGGATAGGAAAACTGAAAGGTCTGAAATGTTTCATAAAAGAAACAAAGCAAAAGATAAGAAACAAAACAAAGCACGTACCAAAGGGTACAGACAGTCACAACTAAGGGAAAGAGATGACATTAACGACATCAAAAATTGGGAAGCAGGATTATCTAGGGATAGAGATTGATTACTCTAGAGAAGATAATCTTAATAACTTCTCTTTAGAAACTTTAAAAGATAGATACCTATCCAACGAGCGAGGAGAAACCCATGCACAAGAAGCGTTCGCAAGAGCCTCGGTCTATGGTGCAACGTATAAAGGATATACTGAGTTCTCACTTGCACAGCGACTTTATGACTACAGTAGCAAGGGCTGGTTCGGTTTTAGCACTCCTATTCTTAGCAACGGGGGAACAGAAACTGGCTTACCTATCAGTTGTTTTCTTAATTATGTACCTGATTCGCGCAGGGGTCTTTCTGATCATTATGATGAGAACATATGGCTTGCGAGTGGAGGTGGAGGCTTGGGTGGATATTGGGGTAGTGTTAGAAGTAACGGCGTTTCTGTTGCTAACGGTAGTGAGTCTACTGGTTCTATCCCTTTCATGCACGTAGTTGATTCACAGATGCTGGCGTTTAACCAAGGAAGAACTAGGAGAGGATCTTATGCAGCGTACATGGACATCAGCCATCCAGAGATTGAAGAGTTTGTGGCTATGCGAAAGACAACTGGTGGAGATATTAACCGTAAATGTCTTAATCTACACAATGGTGTTACTATCACTGACGCTTTTCTTAGACGTGTAAAAGCTGACGAGAGTTGGAGACTGATAGATCCTAAATCTGGTGACGCAATTAAAACTGTATCAGCTAGAGATTTATGGTGGCAGCTACTACACACTAGAGCAGAGACAGGTGAACCATACATTGTTAACATTGACAGATGTAATGAAGCACTACCACAAGAACAACAAGATCTAGGTTTAAAAGTAATTCAAAGTAACTTGTGTTCTGAGATTACGCTACCTACTAGCGAAGAACGTACTGCCGTGTGCTGCTTGTCTAGTGTTAACCTAGAATACTTTGATGAATGGAAGGATGATGAATACTTTATTTCAGATCTAATAACAATGCTTGATAATATAATAGAACACTTTATTGAAAATGCTTGTGGGCGCATCAATAGGTACGCTGATAATAGAAAACCATATGGATCTACTTATGAAGACTTCACTGTACAAGAAGGTAAAGAAGGTTTTAAGAAAGCCGCTTATAGTGCATATAGAGAACGTGCGCTTGGCCTTGGAGCGATGGGCTTTCATAGTTACTTACAACGTAATGGAATCCCTTTTGAAGGAATGTACGCCACAAGCTTCAACAATAGAGCATTTAAACACATCAAGTCACGGGCTGAAGAAACTAGTATTAGCTTGGCTACAAGTCGTGGGGAGTCACCTGATATGGTTGGCAGTGCTAGGAGGAATTCTAACCTGCTTGCTATTGCCCCTAACGCTAGTAGCAGTATTATATGTGGTGGAACAAGTCCTTCTATTGAGCCTACGAGGGCTAATGTATTTACGCACAAGACGTTGACAGGCTCTTACAAAGTTAAGAATAAATACTTGGAGAAGTTACTTGCAAAAAAGAAGATCAATACGGAGCAAACGTGGAAGGATATTGCGGCGGCTGAAGGCTCTGTTGCAAACCTTGAGGCTCTTACCGAAGAGGAGAAGGAGGTCTTTAAGACAGCCCCGGAGCTTAATCAAATGTGGGTTATTGAACATGCTTACCAGCGTCAGAAGTATGTATGCCAAGCACAGTCAGTTAACTTGTTCTTTAATCCACCGCCAGCAACAGCAGAGCAGGAGATACATGATGAGTATTTGGAATATGTTAACAGCGTACATTGGGCAGGAGCTAACAAACTCAAATCTATGTATTACCTCCGCTCTACAGCGGCTAGAAATACAGAGAATGTCAACATTAAAATACCAAGAATCAATCTTGAAGACGGGGAGTGCCTTAGCTGTGAGGGATGATCATCCAATGTATAGAGCTAAGTTCTATATACAAGAAACAAATAAACATGTTGGTTGGGACGAGTATATAGAGTACTATAGACAGCAGGATAAAGAGGTAGACTACGAAACCTACTGCTATCAGATGTGGTCTAGCTACATGGACAATCAGGAAAAAAGAAACTTGGCTTCTTTGTCATACAGAGAGTATGTAAAGAAGTACACAGATTTATTAGAGGAAGGTTACAATGGAAGATCATAAGTTAAGAGCTTTAAAAGACCATTACAAAGCACAGATAACTTGGGCAGCTTCAGAGCTTACAAGTTATTTAGAATACCCATCAGCCGTAGGAGAACACACGTTCTTAGAAACTATGGATAAGCTTGTACAACAGATAGCTGAGAATGAGGACAAACTAGTAGTGCTGGAGACACATTTTAATGGGTAATGTAATTCAGATTAATCCCCCTCAAGCTACTGCTAATGAGATACTAGATCTTTGTAAAGACCAGTATCAAGATCTATTAGTGTTGGGTTGGGATGAAGATGATAACTTATCAGCTAGGGCATCTAGTGCTCTAGACAACAAAGAGCTTTTATATATTATAGAGTTATTTAAAATAGCAATATTAAATGCAAACGTAGAAGGGTTAGAATATGAATGATGATTTAATTAATGCAGTAAATCTTTGGAGCATGTCCAGAGGTATTGTAAACAACAGCACACCACTTGCACAGTTTGCTAAACTTGTTTCTGAGATAGGTGAGCTAGGAGACAACATAGCTAAACAACGTGACGTTACTGATGACATAGGTGATTGCTTGGTAGTGTTAAATACGATAGCAATAATGTTTGACACTACATTAGAAGACTGCTTGAACGTAGCCTATAATGACATCAAGGATCGTAAGGGTCATATGAACAGTGAAGGTATATTTATTAAAGAAGGAGATGTAGCGTGAGCCTATTGGCAACAAGAGATTATTACAAACCATTTGATCACCCTTGGATGTTTGACTATTACTCACAACAGAATCAGATGCATTGGTTCCCTGAAGATGTACCACTACATAATGATGTAAAAGATTGGCAGACCATGAGTGACCAAGAGAAGAACTTACTTACACAGATCTTTAGATTGTTTACACAGTCAGATGTGGATGTTAGCTCTGGTTATGTTGATCGTTACATGAAGATCTTTAAGAAGCCTGAAGCTAGAATGATGATGGGTGCCTTCAATAACATGGAGTCTATACATCAACATGCCTACAGCCTACTCTTAGACACCGTAGGAATGCCTGAGGTAGAGTATAAGGCGTTTGCAGAATACGAGGCTATGGCAGACAAGCATGAGTACATCGACTCTATAAAGGTTTCTAAGGGCGATAAGAGAAGCATAGCTAAAGCACTTGCTGTGTACTCTGGATTTACTGAAGGTCTACAATTGTTCTCTAGCTTTATTATTCTTTTAAACTTCCCAAGGTTTGGAAAGATGAAAGGCATGGGACAGATAGTTACCTATAGTATCCGTGATGAGTCTCTGCATGTAGAGGCAATGACTAAGTTGTTTAGAGAATTCATACAAGAAAACATAGAGATCTGGGATGACTCCTTTAAGGCTGAGATCTACCAAGCCTGTAGAGAAATGGTTGACTTAGAAGATAGGTTCTTAGACTTAGTGTTTGAGCAAGGTAACATTGAAGGTCTTACTAAAGCTGAGATGCAAGAGTATATTAGATACATTGCTGACAGACGTTTACTTCAACTAGGACTAAAGCCTAACTACAATGTAAAAGATAACCCCTTAGATTGGTTGGATGATGTACTAGGTGTAGAACACCAGAACTTCTTTGAAGGCAGAGCTACTACATACATGAAGGCTGGTATGCGTGGTGATGTTGGTAAGGTGAGCTTCGCATGAGTGAGGGGAATATTATAAGTTTTAAAGTATTCTTAGATTCTAGAGGTACTCTTATGACGGAGTACCGTAAGTTTCCTACAGATAAAGTATCTACATTCTTTGAAGAAGAAGATGCTATTCTTGTACGGAAAGTATTAGATGAAGTAGAAGTTAAACTAGATGGCCTTCATGACAAACTTGAAAGAGAACTACAGGCTTTAAACTAACAAGTTAATAGTCCTTGAACTATTGCTAACATTGTGAGTACTTACAGTACCATTAGCATATTGGTAAAAGACAGTCCTATAAATAGTAGTATCTATAGTGGCTGTCTTATTACCGTTATCGTTATTAACTTCCTGCTTAGTCTGTGTATTAACATAACTGTTTAACAACACACTAGAAGATGAAGCTGCTGGAGCTACTAAGGCTACCATTTTTCTCTGTTAGCCCAGTAAGCTGCACTCATTTTTCCCTTCTTAATATTCCTACCGTGACGGGCCTTAAAGCTTTTACGCTTTGCTTTCATCCTATCACTCTCTCCAGCTTTAGGTTTGCCAGCAGTCGCAGCCCCCTGCTCTCCGAACCGGATCGTCTTGATCTTGTCTCCGTCCTTCGCCACAACAACATGTGATTTCTTGGGGTGCTTCGGTGTCCTCTTGGGCTTGTTGTACCCGCTCACACCTGCACGTTCTAGGCGTGGATCTTTTTTTTTAACCTTGCTGCCCTTCTTATACTCTTCTCTATCCATCATGTACGAGCACTCCTTGTTTTCTTTGCAATCTTTTTAGGTTGTTTGCTGTGCTGCTTTCCTTTCTTTGTATCTTCTCTTTTCTTTTTAGTAGTAGCTGCATACTCTTTAGCTGTTAAAGACTTAATAGCTTTCTCAGGCAAGTAACGCTCTCCTGTTTCGCTAGACTTTTTACCAGACTTAGTGCGCCATTTTTGTTTTGACCAAGCCTTTAAAGACTTTTGAGATTTTTTAAGTGCCATTACTTGTCACGCCTTTTGTTATGTTCTATTAGTTCTTCAATAGCTTTGCGTTGTTTCTCAATTGTATCTGCTTGGTCTTTAATTCTTTTTTCTTGAAACCTAGATTGATGTTCTTGTACCATTATTTATACCCACCACCTGCTGCTTTATAAGCTTTAGCAACCATTTGAGCTTTACGCGCAGACCACTGCCCTGCCTTACCGCCTTTACTTCCAGCCTTTATTCTATTAAATATATTCTTACGCATAGTAGGTTTGGTGTAGTTACCTGCCTCATTTACTTTAGACTTAGCTTTCTTTTTAACTGCCATATATCACCTATTCATTAACATGTAAACAATACCACCCACTACTGCTGGGACTAATGCTAGACATAATACAAGCACCATTGCTATTTGCCTTAGTTCTTTGTTACGTTTTACTTTTTGTTTTGTAAGCCTTGCTATTTCTATTTGCTTTGCTTTACGTGCGTTAGCCATCTCTTGCATACACTCTTGGTAGAGATGACCATTACCACTTATAACAAAAAGATCCTTGACTTCTTGCATTGTATCTGCTATCTGCTTACGAGCCAATGCAGCTTTGATTGCATCAGCTTCGCTTAATCCACCTGCGTTCTGAGCCTTGGCAAGCTCTACCTCTGCCCCTCCAAGCTTACCTAAAAAGGTTCCTATGGTACTCAGATCATTCGCAGTACCAGCCACTTGCTTGATCGCATTAGTAGCTAGGTTAACTCCTGCAACTATTGCACTGATCTCAGCAATCATTTAGGGCGAGTCTTTTCAAATGACCTCATAGCTCCCAAACCCAACATACCCATAAGTACAGGCATCATAGTTTCTAAAGGTACAAGAGGTATTACAACTTCAACTTTCACTAAGGCTAATACAAAGTTAGAGAATGGGATTGTAATGAAGTTACCAAACATACCTAGCGCACACACCCACCCTATTGCGGGTCGCCACCCAGAAACAAAGATACTAGAGTGTGCTGCTTCTACTTTGTTTACTTCTAGTTGTCCCTTAGCTAACTCCTGTGCATGTTTTTCAGACATGGTAGCTATCTCATGTGCTAATGCACTCTTCTGATCTTTGTCCTCTATAAACTTATCTAATAGTCCAGTGACAGGGCCTACCAAGCTTGCAACTATACTCATCTAGTAACTCCATATGTGTGGTCTTGGTCTTCCTTCACTGTCTGGTAGGTCATCTATATGTATAAATCTAGCACCACCCTTCTGAGCTATACCAATGCCTGTAAAACCTGCCTCTATAGCAGCCTGTACTAGCTTGTAAGCCTGTTTACCACGCACACCTATATCCAAGGCCCTACCTGATTCATGTGCGCCGGGAGAGGCTTTACGGGCCTCTATAGGATGGTCTTTACATCTGTATGCAGAGGATACTGGGAAGGAGAAACCTAAGTCACCACGTAGCTTGTCTACTTTCTGCATAAATACAGGGTCAATACCTTCACCTTCACAGTGCTTGCAGAGTAGTTCTGAGTCTTT